ATAATAAACACTATCAATTCTAAATGTCTGACCTATTGATGTAACCCTATCGTTTATGCTAAACGTTCCATTAGGATAATTAGTCGAAGTAACTGTTACACCAGTTGCACAATTATATAATGCGTACCATACTGGCGGTTGAGTTGTCGTTGTGGTCGTTGATGTTGTTGTAGAAGTCGTAGTACTTGTACTTGTAGTAGTTGTGCTAGTTGTCGTTGTTGTACTTGTACTTGTACTCGTAGTACTTGTTGTTGTACTGGTAGTGCTTGTAGTTGTCGTAGGAGTTGCATCGGTATAATACTTACCCGTTCCTTGCAATGAAACACTATAAGTGCCTATTTCTTTATAACTAGCATTAATGTCAAAGTTTGTTATAAAACAATAACCGCTAATATATTTAAAGCCACCATCTCCATTGTCAATAGCAAATCTAATAAGGAATAAAGTTCTATCTAAAATAACTTGAGCCATTTGCTGGTATGTATAACCGCTTAAAGTTATAATTCCATCGCAAGTAGCATTCCAAACTGAAAGGTCTATTAAATATTCTCTAAAAAAAGCATCTGTTTTGCTTGATACTTCTTTTTGCTCAACTTGTATGTTAAAAGTACAATTTGTAGAACAAGCAAAAGGAATCTCCGCAGTAGGAGTTACCGAAGTGTCAATTTTGTATAAAATAACATCTTTGCCTTGTACTTTAGTCGCCATTATTACTAAGTTAATGTATAAGCACCAATTCCTTGCAAAGAAACTGAATAAGTAGCAATATCTTTATATGGAGCATTAATTGAAAGTGAAGTTATATTAGCATTACCACTTATAATTGTAGTACTTGAACCATTGTCTATTGTAAACTTAACCGCAATAGTATTTCTAGCTAATTGATTTGTAAGCATATCAGAATATGAATAACCAGTTAAAGTAACAAGGCCTTCGCAAGTTACTGTCCAAGAAGCTATATCTATTTTAAATTCTCTAAACCAAGCAGAAGTTTGGCTGGTTACATCTTTCTGGTCCACTTGAACACTAAAATTGCAATTTGTAGAACAAGCGAAAGGGGTACTTGTTCCTCCAACTACTTTATAAAGAATTATATTTTTACCTTGTACTTTGTCTGCCATTTGTTATTAATTAAAAATATTATATGTAAATAAGTTACCAAAAGTAGCCGATATATCAACATTAGATATTTGTAATAATGTGGCTTTTATTTCATCATTAGTATAACTTATATCTGCATTTCCCAACATATAAGAATAAGAACTAACATTTATTTGAGATGGATCAGTGTCAGTTGCACTTAATAATTTAGCACCATTTATATATCCATTAGCAGTATTCCAACTACTTAAACTGCAATCTATATTTACTATGTTATTACCAAAAATGTTCATATACTTTTGGAATAATAATTTTAATAAAGAACTATAATAAACGGCTATGCCATTTTCGTACCATCCATATAATTCTTGACCGCTACTATTCAATAAAATACCTAATTCTGGAGCATAACCACTTATTGGGCTATCATATCCATAAGGTATTTCTAATGTTTTTACATATTGGTTATTATTAACTTTATAACCAAAATAATCAACATTACTAGCAAAAGGAGTTACTGCAATTTTAAAATTACTTATTTGAATAAAAGTACCAGTACCAGCTTCAACAGATATTTTAAAGAATATTTGACCAGCTATTGGGGTAGACTTTGTTTTAATATTGTAACTATTAACATCATTACCACTTGTACCAGTATAAGCTGGTATATTCATAAAAGTAATAGTATTATAAATCCAATTAGTACCATCCCAATAATAATACGTTGTACCGTCTGTTATGTATAAGTAAACTATTGCTCTAGGAAATGCGCTTAAATCTTGCCCTTGAAATATCCAAGAAACATTTAAAAGATTATTACCATTAACAAATGGACCTCTAGCTGGATTACCACCCGCAGCAACTGCAATTTGTATAGCAGCCGTTCCACCCGTACCTCTAGTAAGTCTATATTGCGCTGAAGTATATGAAGGGTCATCAACTATTGTAACACTAGAACCAGCACCAGTTGCAGAAGCATTCCAATTTGAAACAATATTACCACTATATGGTCTAAAATTACCATTAGAAGCGTAATTATCTGCAACACCTATACTAATACTTTGTTGAAGTTTATTAAATCCTTTTCTTAATAATTTTATTTGCGAATTGTCAATAAAATATAAATTACTTGTATTCCCCGCATACCCTTGTATTTGTGTTAAAGTATTTATTGTCCCACTACTTGCAACCGTCATATCAGAATAATACTCTGTATAATAAGCATTTACGTTAGCAAATTCATTTATAGCAACAATCCACCATTTACCACCAGCTTGAAATATTCTACATCCAAAAGATTTAACAATATTTGCTATTACAGTTAAACAATCTATATAAACATAATTATTTAAAAATGTTCTATTAGGCAAATATGTTTGTATGAATGGTTCACTATATGTATGATCTCCTCTATTACTCATACCACTAGCAAAATAAGAACAAACTATTTTTAAATTTGGATTATCTGGTAAACCAATTTGATTTAAACCTAAATTAATATAATATAAAAGGTTATTTAATTGGTTTGAATTAACAGATAAATCAATAGGTAAAGGAATATCTCTTAAAATACCTAACCCATCTATTGCGTTAAAAGAAAGTTGCCTTCTACCAGTTGAATAACCTAATTGAACACTATCACTTAATACCCAACCTTCCCACTCTAAATCTGAATTAATATATAATTTAGCATTATATTTTCTATCATTCAATGTTACCAAATTTGGCATATTTGAAAGATTATCTGTAACATCTAAAACAATGTTTAATTGACTGGCATAAATTGGTTCAAATGGATCGTCTGAATTAGGAATGTATTGTAAATCTATATGTACCCCTTGATATTCTATTACACTTCCAGAATACCCATCTTCTGCTAAATATAAGTAAGCTATTTTACCGCTTTTAGTTGCAAATGTTGCTTTGTATTTATTTGTATATGCCATTATGAGCCTCTTCTTAGATTTAATGATGTATTTGACCTTGTCAAAGCTAATACTAAATCATTACCTTTTATCACAAATGCACCACCAGAAGCAGATTCTCCACTCATACCATCGGTAGTAAAAGTAGTTCCAGATAATGAATTTGTAGTTTTTGACGATTTAGGTACAATCCCTAATATTCCTCCTAATGTACTTAAAAATCCTCCGCCAGAAGTTGTTGTTGTTGATGCGCCACTTACTGGTCCAGTCAAACCTAATGCACTAGCAATTAATTGAAATAAAGCTGCTTGTATAACTGCTGCGGCTATCTTTTCTGCTAATCTTCCAAACATATCTCCTAAAGCTTTACCAATATCTTCTCCTTTTTGCATTGCATCCCAAAGACCTATAATAGCACTTGTTGCATCTTGAGCAATTGTTTGAGCAAATTGTTTATATGCTTCATCTTGTGCTTTTAAAGCATCTAATTTTTCTTTATCATCTGCTCTATTTTTTGCAGCCATTGGGGCAGCCATTTTACTTAATAAATCTCCAATTCCACCTTCTTCCTTCATTTTATTTGCTAAATCTTTAGCTTTGCTATTAAAATATGCAAGTCTAGCTTTTTCTTTTCTATATGCTTGTTCTGGCGTTTCTCCTAAAACATAACTTGTATCTAGTTTAGACATTCTTTTCTTTAAAGAATCTTCTCTAACTTTGTCTAAATTATCTTCTACTAATTTTTTATAATCAACTTCAACAGTTATTGATTTAACTTTATCTGGATTAAAATTTAACCCCCCTTCTTGTGAAATTCTATCTGCTTCTGTTTGAGCAGTTTTAAATATATTTTGATAAGCAGTTACTATTGCTTTTTGTGCATTAACTTCTACATCCTTAAACCCTTGAGCAGTTCTTTTATTAATGTCTTTGTAATTAACTACATCAATTTGTCCAGATAAAGTAGCACCACTAACAAAACTTTTATATGAACTTAATGGTTTTTGTTCAATTAATTTTTGTTTTAATAATTCTTCTGCTGCTTTTTTAGATGCTGCATCTGCTAATGCTCTTTGAAACGAAGCCTTTATATAATCTTTTGTTTTATCTTGGAATACTTTTTCTGCTTCGTTAATATCTTTTTTTACTCCAAAGTTTTGCCCTAATGTTTCATTGTATATTTTTAATGCAGTTTGACCACTTAATACTCCTTTATGATAAGAATTAAATGCAGCTTCTACTTTATTTACTTTTTCTACTGCACTTGTAAATGTACTTCCAATACTTTCTAATGTTGCTTTATATTCTTTTGAAACTTCATTAGATGCAAACAATTTACTTGTTGCTTCGGCAATTGCATCACCCCATTTTAATATAATAAATGTTGCAGCAGAAAGAGCAAGACCAATACCGCCTGGCCCCATTAATGAAGATTTTAATTCTTGTAATACAGAAGTACTACCTTTTGATTTCTCACTTAATCTTTGGAATGATTCTAATAAAGGGTTAAGGTTATTTGCAATACCCATAAAACCATAATTCAAGTCTTGTAAAACGCGACCAGAATTTATTAAAGCTTGATTTGCTTCATTTGAAGATGAACCTACTCTTTTAAATTGAGTTTGTAAACCTTGAGTCCCTTTAATTACATCCTCTATGGCTTTTAGTGCTTCTTTATTATCAGCAGTAATTATGACGCTTAAAGTTTCTGACATCTTATTTTAGTTTACTCCATACATTTTTAATGTTCTTGCCAATTGTTCATCCGTTAACATTACCTTTTCTTCTTCTACTTCTA